CCGGCAGGCCGTGGCTTTTGTGTTGATCAAATCCTTGTCATCCACACCCACCAGGTCCGGACCCTCAATGGCATCAAGAGCATCTGGGCTGATATTGACCGCCACTGTGCCAAACGCACCACCATTGACTACGCGGAATGCCATTCCTTCCACAGCCGGCAGGGTTATGGTTTTAGCATCTGCCGTCACGAAAAAGACCTTGCCGCAGTCCTGTTCATCTAGGGTCTTGTTATCGGAAAGAGTTTCAGCGGTCAGACCGCCATGGGGATCCACAAATTTATCAACGTCAAATTCAACGATCATATAACCGTCTTCCACATAACGCCGGGTAAACCCGATAAAAATGCCGGAAGTTTTGATAAAAGAAAAACTGTTGTCATCCTGGGCATAAGAAAAACTGTTGTCATCCTGGGCATAAACCGGCAGGCCAATGTCTGTGATGACAGCGCCGGTGACGGCCAGTTTTACTGCGCCTTTCTTGATAGTGCGGACATTGATGGCAGCTGCAGCACCGGTGGAATTGTCGGCCTTTTTTTCTGCAAACCCTGCAAATAAATCAGCGCCGGTCAATGGCCTTGCATGTCCACTATCTTTTACCACGCCTGTGGCTGCCCCTTCATAAATAATGTCAGCCGCAATGACCGGGAATTCGTTCCGGTCGCCCAGCTCAAAGTCCCTGGGTGTATCGGTTGCTAAAGTTGTCATTTTTTCTATCTCCTGTTTAAATTAAAAAAATTGCTTTTATGATTTCTTCAAAAACTTAAAAAAGTTTATTTTCTGCCCAGGATTTTTACCTGGCATTTTGCAGTAGCTTTTCTGAAAGCAAAATATGCTTCAAAATCACCAAATTCTTCTGCCAGTTTTGGATCCGCATCAAACTCCGCCTGACAGGATTTTTTTTTTTAACCGGTTTAACCGGGGCTGCCGGCAGTACCGGATCAACCGGATCCACGGCGTCAGTCTTCAGGTTTTGAAGATTAGTCACCCGGACTTGTTTTTCAGCCGCAACAATTGCCAGGGCTGCATCGCCGCCGCTGGTTGTGCCGTCATACATCAGTTTGTTGATCAGTGCCTCATGGCCCGGCATGGTGCAACTGGCAACAGCCTGAATTCTTGCCCGTTCCGCCTCAGCACCGGTTTTGACATACTCATCCTTTGCCGCTTTTGCTCCCTCAGCCATTAAGGCTTTGGCAATGTCCGGATGTTTTTCTTTGATTAATTCCAAAGTGATTTTGTCCATAACTTTTTCCTTTCCCCCGGGATTCGGGGGGTTGTTAGAGTTTATGTCCTGGACCATTGCCATAAGCCGGGCCGGAACATTTTTTAAATTTGACATCTGATTAAACACTTTTTTTAAATTTTCCACGTTAGTAGTGGCCAAACCCGTGACCTGGTCGCAAAACCCCAGATCCAGGGCATCTTTTGCAGACAACCAGGTTTCATCATCCATCATGGCGGCGATTTTTTCAGCATCAAGCCCGGTCTTTGCCATATAGACACCCACCAGGCTTTCCTTGATTTTATCCAGGATTTCTGCCATCTTTTTCATAGTGCCTGATTCTCCCCAGGCGCCGCCCGCCGGATTATGAATCATCATAAATGCGTTTTCCGGCATTTGAACTGTCCCGGCCATGGCAATGACCGACGCAATGGATGCCGCCAAGCTATCTATGACAATGGTGATATCTGCCGGATGAGTTTTAAGGGCATTGTAAATGGCAAGCCCGGCAAAAACAGATCCGCCGTCTGAATAAATTCGGACAATGATCTTTTTAACGTCAAGCGCCCGCAGATCTTCTACAATATCTTTGGCGTCCATTTCATCCCAGTAATCACCGATAATACCGTAAAGCAATAGTTCCGCCGTGTCGGATCCTGCCTGGTTTTTGATCTCGTAATTGTTAATTTTTTTCATTAGTCATCCTTCTTATCGTTTGATTCAATCAGCTTATCTTTAATCTGTTTTTTCCTTTCCTTGACCTGCTGGACGTGGTTTTGTTCCCAGTCTCCGCCGGTCAATTCCGTTGTTTCCTGTTCAAGGGTGGTAAGTTTTGCCTCTATGCGTTCTTTTGCCGCCTTGACTTCTTTGAGTTCATCAATTTGGCCTTTGGTTGGTCCCACAAAATTGGCCCCCAGGTAGGCGGCCCGGATACCCGGATCCGCAAAAAAACCAGGGGCGGCGATGCGGCCCTCGGCCACGGCCTCCCACAAAAAAACCTCATACACGGGTTTTAAAAAATTATCAGACAGCCACATACGTTCTGTAATCACATATTTCCAGAACTCTAAAAGGGACGCCCGGGCTGCTGAATAGGACCGGGTAAAATGCTTGATCAAAATTTCATAGGGAATTTCAAGGCCGGTGCCGATTTGTCTCATGATGGCCAGGATAAACGAATCAAAATTGGCATTAGGCCGGCCGGGATCTGAATCGTGAACTTTCTCTCCCCGGTTCAATTCAAGAATTAGCCCATTGCCCATCTTATAATCTTTATCTGAAACTTTCTGTTCGGTTTCGCCATCGGCATTTGAATAATTAAATCCGGATCCAGCTCCGCCAGGACCAGCCTCTGATTCAATAAAAATAGTGAACATCGCGGAAATAACCGCTGCCATGATTTCAGCTTCTGTATATCGCCCTAATTGCTTGAATAATTCGATCACAGGAGCCAGATCCGGCACACCGCGGGACTGTCCCGGCCGGGTAGGATTAAACAAATGGATGACATTTGGCAGCCCGGTCTTTTCACCATAGGCTTTTCTTTTGTGCCATTTTTTGTCTTTAAAATTTTCCAGGCCTCCCGGATGATTTTTCAGGATATGATATTCCACGGGCGCTCCGTCTTCATCTTTTTTAATGCCTCCGGCCAGCTTTGCTGTGTCGGCCACATCATCTTTATTGCAGACACGATCCGCCTCAATGACCTGCAGTTTTAAGGCATAGGCATTGCCCGGCCGTTTTTTCCTGGGCAAAAGGATAAAAGAGTCCCCGTTTTCCTTAGCCTGCTGGTATATCATGCGGGTTAAACCTGTGCCGGTCAGGGTTCGGGTCAGATCGCAGTCCTTGAAATCAAAAAAGAGTTTCCATTCCCGCTGAACCTGGGCCTCCCAGACGTCGGCCTGGTCTTCCGTCAAGTTTAAAATCGTCCGGTCAATCCGGGCTTGGAGCCGCAACCCTGTCCCCACCACATGGGTCAGCTTGGTTTTTATGGCACCGGCTGCCAGGGGATTATTCCGGACAAGATCCCGGGACCGGTCCCGCAATGTGGGCAGATCGACCAGGATATCGGCATCCGCGTCCTGGGTCAGAGTGAGCCACTTTTTTAAACTGCGTTTCACTTTACTGGCCCCGGCATAGGCATTGAGCATTTCAACGGCAATACGGGCCTTTAACCGGCGGGCCTGCTGCACCGGCGAAAAAAAGCCTATGGCGCGGTCAAGAAAATTTTGTCTGTTTGCCGGAATATTTTGTTTGTTTGAAGGGGTCATAGGGGGGTTGCCCCTGTGATCCGGATTCCGCCACCCTGGGTAAGTCGAATGACCTTTTGTTCCCAGTATTGAATGCTCTCCCGGATCTGGGCAAGATCTGCCCGGGTTAATTGTCTTGATCCCATGGAATAAGATTGGCTTGTCATGACACCGTCTTCAGCCGTCATCCACCCGTCCAGTTTTGCCTGGGCCTGTTCTAATGTGATTCCTGCCATAAAATCAATTCCTTTTACATGTTAAATTCCTTGATTTAAAACATTAGTCTTTTTCAATATTTTCTAATGCTCTGATTAAAAAAATCAAAAGACGCTAAAAGTAGGGGTAAAGAAGGGGTAAAGAAGGGGTAAAGAAGGGGTTAAAGTTCTTGACAAGGGTCTGACGGGCATAAAAAACCCCGGCAAAATACCAGGGCCGGGGCATGAATTCGCTTATTATTTTTCGTTTAAAAACCATCAAACTCTATACGTTCTCTTGATCTACTGTTAATCTTCATTCTCAAGACATCGCATCCGGAATATTTGTCACTTTTTTGCGGGTATAAATCTTAAAAAATTCCTCAATGTTATCCTTGTGAGCCAACCATCGACCATCTTCGATCAGCACTGGCAAGCCGGCCTTGAGATACTTTTTCAATTTTTTATCTCCGGCGCCGTTAAGAAATTCACTGATTTCATCTTTGCCATCAAGTAAGCCGCTTTTATTCATTGATCCCCCTGCTGATCACCCGCCGGCCTTTGGCCTGGCCCTGGGCCTGTGCTATATAAGACAAGGACGGCATCCATTCCGGATCTGCGCAGGCAGCCGCGATATTTTCACAATCCAAAAGATGATTATCCCGCCGGACCTGGACCCATTCTGTTTTCCCATCCCGCCCTTTTTCCTTGCGCTCAGCCAGAACTTGTTTGGCATAGTCCATGCCCGTGTCCGCATTCAATGAAATTGACTGAGACTGATCAGAATTCCTGTCCAAACGCCAGTGATAAAGATCTTTAAATCCATTGACATCCAGAAAATAAAGAACCAGGCCACCTTCAATCACACGATTGCCCCGGGCCATTTTATCAATCACCCTGGGCACAACCTTTTTGACCTGGGGCTTTGATGCTCCTTTGATGGCAAATACCACCCCCCGGCCGTTTGACCGGACCCAGTTATAAACTTCCTCTGTTTTTGACCAATCGCTATCACTGTCTTTGCCGCCCCCTGAATCAATCCCGGCCCGCCAGATCCCCATAGTTGACCCGGCGTCCTTTCCTTCAACCTGATACCGGGTATTAAAAATCAGAGTTTGAACATCGTTCCAGGTGGTCACATATCCATGTTGAACAAGATGGCTGGACAGATCCGCCGTCCATGACCGCACCACAAACCAAAATCCGTATTTTTGCACATCCACCCCGCAGGTCAGAGCTACGGCATCCGCCGGCACCACCCCGGCAGGTAAATCTGTTTTATGTTCCAGTATCCCAGTTTCATCCTTTTTGACGACAATATCCTTCCAGGGCAACGCACAATAAGAATTCAAAAAATCCTGGAGTTTCACCGGATCATTCAGGCCCAAAAGGAATGCTGACACAATTTCCCCGAACGACACAAAATAAGAGATCCAGGACGGGATATGAAACCCCAGGGCTGCCGGCCTGAATTTTTCCAGGTATGTGTCAAGGGATAATGACGTGCCGCGGGCTATCCACACTCCATGCCTCACAGCGCGGTTGCGAATATCTTCATCCCAGCGTCCCTCACAGTGCATACACTCGTACCAGGCCAGATTCTTGTTTTTAATATCCTTGGGATCAGCCTTTGACCCGCCATCCCATTTTATACCCTTAAAATCCATGAGCTGGCGCATGTCGCACAAAGGACAGTGCACATGATAATCAAAAATAATATCAGCACCATTCAGCTCGCGCCAGATATTGCCGGATTCCACGGTCGGGGTTGAGATTTTAAAAAATTTGGAGATCTTCCGGAACGTTGTCAGACGCTTGTCAATCAGCTCAAGCACTCCAGTTTCTTTTTTCCCCGGATCAAATCCCGGCTTGTCAATCTCATCAGCAATGGCATATCTGACAGGCTTGTTTGCAATGGATGCCACTGACCGGCCCCAGCCAAAATAAATCAGCATGTGCTGCAGATTGATCCGGAACGAGGATTTATCTTTTTCCGCCCGGGTGAAATACGAGCGCAGCCGGGGGCTTGCCTGGATCATGGGCAACACCCGGTCTTTTGAATTCTCGCCCGCTGTTTTTTCATCCGGATAAACATACAGCACCGGCCCGGCTGCCCGGTCAATGCAATATCCAACAAAATTATGCACCGCCTCTGACCCGCCGGTCTGGGGGGTTTTGCAAATATTGATCTCCCGGACAAAAGGCAGGGCTGCAGCATCCATCACACCGACCAGGTAAGGTGTGACATCATTGTGCCAGATCCCTGGCAAAACCGACATAGTCAAAATCCTGTGCTTTTCTGCCCAGGATGACACTTTGATGGGTTTGTGTTTGCGAAGCACCTTTTTTTCCGGCCGGGAAAAACAAAAAGCAACCTTTAACCCGGCAGGCCCCATGGCATTGACCAGGATCTGCCACAAATCATCCGAGCACCACGCTGGCCGGGTGGAAAAAATCAAGGTGTTTTTATCTTTGAATAGCTGGGTCATCAAAACATTTCCATCTGGATCTGTGGTTTATATGATTTGTGTTCAAATTTCATGGCAACTTTTCTGTCAGGACAATTGTCTTTGATATATCCAAGGACGTTTTTCAATCCTAATTTTTCCATACAGAATCTAAATAATTTGGGGTGGGTTTCTCTTAGCATTTGAAACCTGTTTGGTGCTGATTCCATATGCATCCCAAAACAACAGAAAATACAACCAGTGGAGTGAACCCCATCAAAAAAGAGTTTTCCTGTGGATTTGTTCTGGTGGATATTTCCATACACCTTGGCATAAGAAATATTAAAAAACATCAATGCCTGGAGAATGTCCTGTTCTGTCCAGAATCCCAGGGGCATGGAGCGGGGAGTTTTGGCATC